ATACCCTTAGCATAACCAGCATCATATCCACCGTCAGCATCACAATACTTGTAGACTGTTACAATAGCGTCATCATTGACAGCATACTTTAGAGCACTATCAAGAACAGCCAACACATCATTGGAATTAGTTGTTAGATAGCGAGGTTGCATATCGCCAACAATTGTGACGAATTCGCCTACGACAGGCGTGTCGCCAGTTGCTTCGAGTACAACTTCAGTCTCGCCAGCAGCAGTTGCTCCATTTACATTCTTAACCGCAGCAGCCGGGGTATCCAATCCAGTGTACACACCAGGCATATTTTGAGCCATGTAGGTATCGAAACCAAGCACCCGACCCAAAGTAGCCTCACGAAGGGCTGATCCACCATCACCACGATCCGCAGCACTCAAGAACATTTCAGTCTTGAGCAAAGCAGTCTCGGCTGCTGGTCCAACCACCAATCGGCGACCTTCCGGATAAGCCAACTGGGTATTAAGCTTCTCGCGTGTCTCAAGTAGGTAATCCTTAGCCGTACTATCATTGAGGCCGCCGAGTTTACCAACACAATTACCAAGAAAACGGTGTACTTGACCACAAATAACACGATCAACACCGCGCGCAATTCCTTGCATACCTGGCAACAGATAAATCTGCACCAGTTCTTGGAAAGACTTACTAGCATCCTCGTCCTGAATAGAGAATGAGACGTGCAAATGCTGATTCAACGGAACCTGCACGTTTTCAACGGTACGAGTTTGTACAGTAATCTCGTCAGCAGTCGTCTTACGAAAAGACTTGAAACTTCCAGGTCGGCGAGTATTAATTACATCACCGTAGCTGGCAACTTCATTTTCAAAATCACGATGCACAAGGTTAGCCATCACTTTTGTTACTCGCTGCTAAGCAGCGGGACTGAACATTTCTGCCAGTCTCTCGACGTTTCCGTCGAGGTCGGACTGTATCATAGACTCTTCGATCCAAAGCATACAAGCTAACAACTGCATCCTGCGTTGTTCTGATTCGTCGCCTAAAACTTGGTTACAACAGTTACAAATTATCCCACGAAAATTTCCACCAATATGATGTATACACTGTTTGTTCTCTTTTGTGAACCCACAGTCACAACACTCGCACTTTTGTATTGTTTGTAATTGTTTCACCACCTCAAATGATAAGCCACTATAACGTGCTCGTTGTTCAAGTGATTGACACTGTTTGCAACGCCCATCATTTCTTTTAACACAACATTGATCGCAACGTGGACAAATCTCTGTATTAAGAGTCTTGTAGCGTACTAGTCTCTGAGGATTCTCAACTTTCTTATCTTCTCCCAGAAAAAGAAAATTAAGACTTTCCTGCTGATTGACCCTATAAATTAATTTTTCACGGTATTTAGGCATAAACTTCAAACATAACTTGATTTTATTCAAATCATCCTCCGTCTCTTGCCCTAGTATACAGTTACAAGAAAAGCAAACCAATCCCCTAACACCTGCATTTGTATGGTGGATATGAGTTTGTCTACCTTGATCTAATACTGACCCGCAACACATACAAGTATCATGCGAATAAAGCCATATGACGAAATCTTTTGAAATATTAAATCGTCTCATTGCTCCTCGCACTCTCTTACAAGATTTGCAGATGTTTTCTATGCCAATTTTACTACACGTTGACTTGTAAAAGTCATTGGCTTCTTTTGACAATCTGCATTCAACACATTTATATGTCACAGGTAACTCGTATTAATTGCCTAACGGGTTGTTCCAGCATATAGCTACATTTTCATTCGCACATCACTATGCAAGGGGTCTGGCATTCAAACCATATTCTCTGTGAGAATAGCTAAACCTTCCATACTCCATCGTTCCGGAATAAACGCTTCCGGGAAGTCATCGAAGCAGGCCATTACAACCTGCAAATTGAACAATTCGTTCATGTTTAAACTCCAAATAAGTTGTTATTGTTTATGTCAACCCTGAATTATTTGGCCTCAAATCAGGTTTTGATTTTTTCCTTCAGCCCAAGAGCTTTGGGGTCCTTTTTTCGCAGTTCCATATATTGCTCAGTTGTTATCTTCCGAGCGTCTGCACGGCCAGTACCCGAATTAGCGCCTCCGGTTGCGGAACCCGCTCCGACGCCGCTTACAACATTCGCCTTAAAGAGATTACCGAATAAAGTTGGTAATTCTTTCATGCGCTTTACAGCATCTTCAGGGGTTCTACGTGTAATCATTGACTCCCCGGTCTTTGTGTCAATATCAGTTAGATCGACAGCCGGTTCAAATACTCCAGTTCCCTTGCCTTGGTCATCCGTCTTTTCGACGATCTTCGTCATTGGACGAAGTAATGCCACAATCTGCGAGGGGCTGAAGGCATCATTAACAATAGCAGCATCTTGCAATGCTCTCGCCATTACTGATTCCTTATATTTTCCTTCCCATGTCGTCGCCTTTGTCTCCCACTCCTTGACTTCCTTAGAATACTTATCTTCCCATTGTTTCTTTTCAAGTTCGAGTTGCTGTTCCTTTGAACGAAACGTCTTTTGCAACTCGTCTAACTTTCCCTCTAACTGTGTGCGTTGTTCTGAAGTTAAGTTTTGATTTTCCAAAGCTTCCTTATAAGCTCCCTCAAGTTGCTCATACTTCTGAGTATGCTTTCGACGATCTTCAGCAAGAAACTTATTTACATCATCTTGTGTAAAAACTTTAGGCGTACCCTTTGCAGCCGCAGCCTTCGCAGCCGCAGCAGCCGCAACCGCAGTTGCAGCCTCAGCAGCTTCAGCAGCCTCAGCAGCCGCAGCATCATCAGCCTCATCAAAACACGCCAGAACAACCTGTAAATTAAATATCATTTATATCTCCAATACCCCACTCACTGGTTACACGCTTCATGGTGAGTAGGTTGAACCATGTTGCGCACCCTCATCTGAGGTTAAGAAACTCTATCAAACTTCACAGCCTTTCCATCTCTTAGAAATGGTTTCAAAAGCCTCCAAGCAAAAGCACTCGCAATACCATGTATCAGATGCTCAATAGGCTGTTGATCTCGATTAAAAGTTGTCCGCACACCTGCATAACTCTGTGCTTGGACACCTAATGCTTCTAATTCAATATCTGGGTCTACACCATCCAACAAAGCAAAAGCAATCTCATAACATGCAATTTCAATATCACCTGGAATATCTGTGTCATCATCTCGTGGAAATTCTAAAACTTGACTTGCTTCTGCGGCTCTAATTTCTTCGTTTGTTGCATCAACCAATATATAGACTGTATGTTTTTGACCCTTGTAGTTAAGTCTGTCAATATAACGAGTTGCGGTGTATAAAGCTTTTATCTTGTCTGAAAGTGAAGAATTGTCCCATACATCAGAATGTAAGCGAGTTTCAAAATAGTCATCACCATCGTCAACAGTCCCGTAATAATCTACCATTATTTACCCTCTCCGCGCACTGGAATATGAGTTGATTCTTTTAAGGTTATATCTCGGGTAGCCGCCTTTTCTTCTACTGCCGCATTTGGATCAGTTTCAAGGTCTGGGATTCCACGTGCTCCAAACCCCTGTGTCTGAGCTACTGCAATTCGTTCGATACGGGCCATATGGTCCTCTTGTGCTTGCTTGTATTCATTTTTATCAAATCCCAATGCAACAGAAGCGGTTTGTTCACCACATAAACCCTTTTCTTGAGCTTGCATTATAACGTCTGGGTCGCTCGTTGTATAATTTGCAGTATCAATCTCGTTGTTGATCTCTTCCATTGTCCCAACTGAGACTCGTCCTGCAAGCAACGATGCAACAATGGAACGAGCAAGTTCACGTTTAACAGTCCGACCAGGAATAGCATACATTAAATCTGACAACTTTTTCGCTTCATCAAGTCTCGTGATATCTGCTTTTAATGAATATCGATCTGGATACTTGATAATCGCAACTTGTCGCCGATCAACCGACCTCTCCTCATAGGCCGCCCAATGCTCCGTTAATTTGCGCTCACCATTTTCCAAAACTAAACCAATGAATGATAAACCTGCTTCTAACCCTTGATTATCCATATCCTTGGCTTCTGCTGATATTGGCCTCCCAACTTTATTAGCTACAGCCAAATTAACTAATTTGCGAATATCATCTTCGAGCTTTTCCTGTAATCTAATTGATGCTTCCAATGGTTCAGGTGAAGGATGAATAAAACCGGGTCTCTCGGCCCGGAGATCATACGCACGCCCGTGTGTCGCACCAACCTTAAGTTCCTGGTCTGATCCTGGTTGACCGCCAGTGGTTGCCGTACCATCAGATGTTGCATGTTTTAAGTGATCCCCAACTGCTCTTAAATCTCGTTGTTCAGTATAAAATGGATAATTTGCCTTTAAAGCATAGGCAACATCACTTGAACCTAAATTCAACAAAGCAATCTGATGCCTGCATACATCCTTTAAGATACTCTCACCAATATTTAACAGTGTAAAAGGAATCTTAGTTAATTCTAGTTCAATTGGTTCTGGGTTTGTTAATTCAAGATTGTCGCGTGTCGTTGGTTTACCGTCACTATTATAAAATTGAACATTTACTCGTTTAGTCACCGGATTAATATAAACATAGCGAAACCGTTCCACGTTTCCCATAGGTAATGCAGGTAAATCAAGACCAGATATTGATACATCATTGTATTCAATCACCCTATCCCGTAATAATACGGCTTGAAATTCTGACGCTTCATCTGGTGCGGCCTGTCTCCAAGATAAAATGTCCTCAACAGGATAAGAATATAAATAAGGTCGTGCATCTTGTGTCTCAGCTAATGTCTGTCCTTGTACCACCGGCATATCAACATAAACTCCAACTCTGCCCATCATAAGTAATTCTGTGAGAACAGTATATCCCATGAAGGCAGTCATATTCGTGCCACAATTATCTATCCCACCACGCATACCCTCAACCGCTTCTTGGTATGCATTGCTTCCACCCCGTCTTAATACATCTCGCATTCTTTGATAAATACTATTACGCACGTCATTGAGTGC